TAGATCCCAAGACTCGGACCTGTCATTGAGCCCCATCCCGGCGATCTGTTTATACCCGTCGCCAAACTGGGACTGAAGCGTGCGGGCACTTTCACTTCCCCGGGCCGTTTTACGGGTACGCCAGCTGAATGTGTCTGTCACCGCTATCTCCTTGAGTAAAGTACACCACCCGGCCCCATTTCCTTTTTGAGCCGGTCAGTGATGGTCTGCTGGACAATGCCCTGAAGCTGCCGAGCCGTTCCGATGGTGTCAGCCTGGCTGGTGTCTCCACCACCGCCCTGCTGACTGACACTGACTGGGGCATATACACTAACCCCTCCCATGGGCGAAGCGGGCATACTGCCGCCGCCGACTAACCCGCCGGATGCGTAACCGCGCATCATGCTGTACAGATTGCCTACTCCGATCCGGTTGGTCGCCTCTTTGGTAAAAACGAACTCCCCGCGGTGAACCACCCCGGCAGGTTCATATTTACCGCCCGACCCGGTATAGCCGCCACCGGCGAATCCGATCGCCGAACTCACAGCGCCCACAATCCCTACCCCCGCCTGTTTAAGGGCGATCTGCGCCAGCATTGAAAGCGTTGAGCGGGTGAAGTCACCCCATTTTGCTTTCCCGGTGGTAAGCATGTCGGCAAGGTTTTGCGTCATGCCGTCAAAGGTGCTGGCCGCGACATTTTTCATCTGTCCGTACGCGTCTCCGGCTGAATCGGCGTAATCAGCCCAGGCGGATTTCCCACCGGACAGCCAGTCACCGCGTATTTTATCCTGCTGCTGGTAGTATCCCTGTAGCGCCTGCAGCTCTTTCTGATAACCCTGATCTTTTTCAGACCCGCCGCCGTTTTTCCAGCCCTGAAGTAACTGAGCCTCTTCATTTCGCCGCTGTGCCGCACGACTGCTCATCCCCGCGCTTTCCGCCAGCGCCCGCGTTTTCTCACCCATCTGGGTTTCATACTTCTGCGACGTGTCCTGCAGACGGTTCAGGCGCTCCTGCGTGGCGTTCTGGTCACCCAGTATTGCATTGATCTCTGCCTGCGCGAGCACCCTATCCTTGCTGGCGAGCAGGGATTTTTCATCTTCAGTCAGCGACCGGGTTTTCGCAGCCTGCTCAAGGACGGTAAATCTTGCCTGCTCTTTCCATAGCTGCTGGCGCTGCTGGCTAATCGTGTCGTTGATATCACTGTGCTGGCGCAACACCTCCAGTTGTGTCTGCAGCTCCAGTGTCTGAATACTGGTGCTGTCAGTGAGCTTCGCGCCACCCGGCGTCCTGATTTTTGTTGGTTTTTTCAGCGAGTCATCGTATTCCTTTTTCGCCGCCGCCAGGTTGATGTTGTAGTCTGCCTGAAGGATCCGCCCTTCTTTCAGCGCCTTGTTAAGCTCACTCTGACGGGCCGTGTATTTTTCCAGGGCTGTCTGGGTTTTGGCATAGCTGGCCTGTGCCTGCGCGGCATACTTCTGACGGTCAGATTCCGCTGCTGCTTCGCGGGAGGTATTCTCCTCGTTCGCTTTAGCAATCCCCGCCTGCTGCTGCGCCATATCCAGTGCCAGGCGGGCCGTCTCCCGGTCATTCCAGAACCGGGCGCGCGCCTCATCATTTACATAATGATCGCCCTTTCGCAGGTTCCAGATCTCATCGGCTTTTTTGAACGCAGCTTCTGCTTTTGCCACCATTTCCTGGGCGGTATCGGGCCGACCGACATCAAGCGCCGCATCCCACATCGATTTGAAGGCGCGCTTCAGTGTGTCAGCAGCTGACTCAATCGACCCCATGTTTTCCCGGATGGATTTGGTCTGATCGTTGAATCCGGCGGTGGCCGCGTCGTTTGCCGCCTTAAGAGCCCCGGCTTCATCACCGGCACGCTGCAACTGGGCAACATGTGCGATTTGCTCGGCGGTGACGTTGTGAAATTGCTGAGCCATTGCAATAAGCCCGGATGTCGGGTCAGTTGTCAGCTTGCCATACGCAGCGGCAACCTTATCGACTGGTACACCCGATGCTTCGGTGAAGCGGGCAACGGCCTGACTCATGTCGTCAAAATGGGCACCGGCACGCACGCCAGCGTTGATCAGCTCTGTCAGTGCCTTGCTCGTCTGATTAAACGTAAGTCCGGCGGACTGGCCGCTTCGCGCCAGCGTGAGCATCCGATCGGCAGTCAGCCCCGCAGTGTTACCGGAGAGCAGCAGTGTTTTGTTGAAATCGAATAATGTGGACGAGCCGGCATACCAGGTATATAACAGCGCCCCTGTCGCTGAAGAGAGCGCACCAATACCAAGCATAACTGGCGAGATAGAACCCAACAGCGCACGAAACGTTGGAATAACACCGCCAAAGGAATCTTTTACCTGACCGCCTTGCTGGAGCAGGATCAGCCAGGGGTTCTGCCCGCCCGCCAGCTGCGTTGCCACATCAGTAAACTGCGCCGGGAGCATGCGCATCGCCGCGGTATACTGACCGACAGAGATGCCTGCCTTGCGGGCAGCGCTCTCCTGGCGGCTGAATGACTGCTGGATCCGCAAAGCTGAATCGTTCGCCGCGTCTCCCGTCTGCTTAAATTCTTTTTTGACGTAGCTGATTTGCTCGTTAAATTTCGTCGAGTTAACGTCAAGATTAACAACCAGATCACCGACTGCCGTCTGGGCCATAACGCACGCCTCCTGATATACCTGCCGCCTTCGCCATCAGCGCATCGTCGTCCCGCTCTGCTACTTCAACAGGCTCAGATGCAGGCGAAAGAATGCTGAAGCTGTCAGGCGTCAGCTCCGGATCGGCAAAAAACAGGGTTGAAATGGTGTAGAGCAGGCCGGAGAAGTGGGCGTCCAGCTGCGCATCATGAAAGAAGTTATCCCGGTAGAAGTTTTTCCAGTCGCCATACTCCGTTGAGGACATGCCAGCAAGCATGGCGCGCCAGTCAGGGCGACCGAACTCGCGCGCCAGTTTCAGCGCAAACGTCAGCTCACTGGCGAGGGCTTTTCCGCCGTAACAGGTTCTGCAGGTTCGCTGATTTCACCCCGCAGATCCTCCGACTGCGGTTCAATCATGCCGGAGAGGAGTTTCACCTTATAATCCGCTTCAGCAATAAGCTCTGTCGGCCAGGTCTGCAGGACTTCATCCTGAATTTTAGACACTTCCGCTGACGCACCCTCAGGGAAGGTGCCTTTCAGCGCATGACCATGCCAGAGTGACAGCGCCACCAGGTAAGCACCGTTTTTCACGGTGAGGGTGATAGCAGCCTGGAAATCACCTTCTTCAACCGCTTCCAGCTTTTTCAGGTATTCAAGGTGTTCGATGCGCTGCAGCGCCGACAGCTGGTACAGCGTCACGCTGCTGCCGTTACGCTCGAGCAGTTCAGTTTTAAGAAACATATTTACTCCGGAGTACGGGGCTCCCGCCCCGGGATTCAGGAAACAGTCACCTTGCAGATCGCCACAAAGTTACCGCTATTGGTCATGACGATAATTTCAACGATGCCCGCTGCCACGCCGGTGACAGTCAGAGTTGAACCACTGAGGGTTACTATGGCCTTCGACGGGTCGGAAGTCGCCACGCGGAAAGAAGCATCTGAAGCGCTGGCTGGCAGGACCGTCACTGCCAGCTGCGTGGTCGCACCGACAGCAACCGCGGCGGTGGATTTATCCAGGCTGATCCCGGTCACGCCAATCACCTCCGTGCCGCTGTCTTCTGCCAGAGCGGGTTTACCGTTATTGGTGATTTTTACCGTTCGGGTAATCACTTCTTTTGCTGAAACCGACTTACCCAGGCTGCTTACCCAGCCTTTAAATACATCGACGGTGCCATTCGGGTATTTGATTTTGTATCCCTTCACCGCACCGCCATCGAACCAGTTCACCAGATCCTGCTGACCGCTTTCACCCGGCAGCCATGCCAGGGTAAAGCTGGTATCGCCGGCGGATTTTTGCCCCTGCATGGTGGAGGTCCAGTCGGCGTTATCATCATCAATGTAGGTGTCATCTTCTGACTCGGCGGTGAGTTCACCTGGCTGCAGATCCTTAATCTTTGCCAGTCGCAGCCAGCCAACATCCGAAACCGGATTGGCATACGGCTCACCACTTCCGGTATAAATCCAGAGCGTGGTACCGGCACCTTTCGTCGGTGCCAGCGGGTTAGGTGTGGTCATAACGTCCTCACATTTCGTAGGTAATGGAATATTTCAGGTCGACTGAACTCCAGAGACCGATATCATCATCGCGCTGGTAGTCATAGCCCTGCTGCACCATGGTGGTGATCAGGAATGCAAGCCCCGGGATCTCCGCCAGAACCGGATAAATACGCGCTTCCATCCATTCATCCAGCTCCGAATCAGGCACCTGCGCCGGAAGAAAAACTTCAATATGAAGAGTGGCCTGCCAGATATCGGCATCCAGCTCTTCTCCTGTGTACTCTGCATCGGTCAGATAGACGGCAATGGCCGGGAAGTCGCCTTCCTCGAGGGCAGCAGGCCTGCCGTCAAAATAAATAGCGTCTGTGCCGATTGCGCTTTCCAGCGAGTCGAGGACCGACTGTCGGATGTCACTGTGTTTCATCGTGTCAGAATCAGCCTGAGTTGGTTTGTAAGGGATGCCCTGAGTTCTTTGGGCATATCAGAATCCATAAGCTTCGGCAGCTCAGCTTTAAATGCCGTGGTTAATGGGGCTGCCAGAGGAATGCTGACAACTTCGATCGGATAACGGGGCTTTGTTGTTCGCCTCATGACATGCCAGCGACCGTTTTTAAGCTGCTGAATGAATCCGCCCGGAAAGCGGAATGGGCCAATTCGCAGGACACTGTTGGCCCCTTTTTTATCCCGCTTCCTGCGGGAGAGGCGCACGCTGGCGGTACCGAGCTTTATGGCCGGTAAATTGCCGCGGTTCACGCGGATAAGTGCACGAGGTTTTTTGACCGTTGCCCGCCGTACCCTGGCTCTCTGCTTCACCAGCTTTCGTGGGACACGCGTCTCTTTTGATACAATAGTCACGCTCCGGCTGACTGCCCGGCCAGCCACACGGTTAACCGCCTGAGCTGAAGCGCGGGGTACCGCCGTTTTACTGATACTGTTGAGATTATCTATCGCCTGCTCAAGACCTTTGATGGACATAACCCCTCCTTAACGACGGCGGGTGCCTGATGGCGGGGTGCCGTTCCCCAGCCAGATGTGACACGATCCGCAATCGTCCGGACCAATACGGTCAACCCAAAAAATCCGTCCGTTAATCGTCAGGACGTCCAGACGCTCCAGCCGGTTAACAGTAGCTGTTTTTACAAACAACGACGGGCTGGTACCCTCAATCCGCATCCCTGCCCCGGCATATCCGATGTTTTCAGGGTCATCGAATACCCCGTTTAACGTGGCACCTAACAATGCGCCGGACGTCACCGTTGCCTCAGCGCCCATAACGCCGCGGATCGTGTCATCCGCCCGAGACATGGCAGCATCAAAGAGATTATCGAAATCAGCCACGGTGCCCCCTGTCAGATTTCTCGGGCCAGCCCATGAGAAATCAGATCGACTGCCACTTTCTCAGCAACGCGGATAGTGACGCCAGGTTCAACAATTGATACAGGTTCGTTCCGTATGCCGTGCAACGCATCAACATGCAGCGTGACCCGCGTCTCAACTGCCACCAGCTCATCATTGCCAGATGAGGTTGAGTCAGCAGCACCGGCAGTTTCCGGGGGTTCAATTTTGCCCACATTTGCCCCACTACCGGCTTCGGCCTGCCTGCTGCTTTCACCGGTATTCTGGTCTGCTCCTTCATCCAGCTCTTCTTCAAGCTCGGCAATACGCATCGAAATCTCCTGGATTGTGCCGCTGGTATTCACATCGCGGCCAAGCAGCTTGCCCAGCTCTTTCAGCCGGGCGATCAGTGTTTCTTTTTCAGTCATGGAAGCTATTCCTGAGATATGGCCCCACAGGGCCACTGGATGGAAATTACGCGAGTTTTACGGAAACAAACTCGTCCGCGTCTGCAAGCAGCATCAGCGGCGCGGACTGGATCATGGTGAATTCACGGGCCGGGTCGCCGGTTTGTACCCAGTTTTTTGGATAGCGTGCAGAGGCGTTAATGCCCTCGCGCTGCGCGTCCACATCCTGGATGCAGCCATAGGTTCGCAGACCGCGCGCCTGTGTGTTACCCAGTACCATGGTGTTATCCGGCAGGTAATTCTTCTGCGCGCCTCCTTCAACGTACTGACCGGCATACACGACGATTGCCACATCGCCGTACATACCCTTATAGGAAACCGCCTGACCGAGATCCTTCAGGGCCGTCTCAAGTTCCGAGTTAGAGCCGCGGCGGGTATCCAGCTTGTCTTTTACCGCTTTGAAGGAGCGGAACAGTGACCAGCCCTTCGGATCGAAGACAATAATGTTGACCACGCCGCTGGCATTCACCGCATACGTCTCGATGTCATCGGTCGGATCATAGGTTTCCTTGTCCCGGGCGGACCAGGCCGCAGCGCCTGCCTGAACAATGTTGTTTCTGGCGCTGCGCTGCATATCCACCTCCACCGGCTCGAACGCCTCCCCGGTCATGGTGTATTTACCGCTGAGTACGGCGGATACGGCCTGCATCTCTTCTACCTGCGCAATCGCCAGCTCTTCATCCTTCATGTTCTGAAGAATGATGCGGCGGCGGCGATAGGCAGGATCCGCCAGGTTCTGTGGATCTTCATCCGGCAGGCGACGCAGTGTCATCTGCGGGTTTACTTCGTGCTTCGGCTTGACATAGCCGGGTGTAAATTCTGAGGTGGTACCCCCGCGGGAACGGATGACCCTGCCAGAAATAACAGGCGAGACATACAGCGCCATGTTAACCAGACCCGGGATTTGCGACAGGTACACTTTCTCAGTGCTGAAGGGATAGCTTTCCCGGAAGAAGATGCGAAGAAAAAGCGGATCGAACTTAAATTTCTTCTCATTGACCGCCAGCAACTGGGCAGTGCTATACATTGACATAGTTTTTTCCCGTAAAAAAAAGCCGCGCTGGCGGCCTTTATGGATGAAAGAGACTGATACGAAGTGACTTAAACGATGCTGATGCCCGTGCCGGTGAAAGCATTGCGCTTAATGTGGTCGTCGGTGACGGCAGAAGGCCAGAGCACATCTTCAATGCGGAATGAGCCGGATTTATAAAATGCCAGCTCCGCGCTGCTCTGATCTGCAGTAACAGCCAGAATGCCGCATGCTGCACCTGCATGCTCGCCGTCCCAGATGGTCAGTTTGCCGGACGTAGCATCGAGCATGAGCGGGGTCATTGCCGGGGTGGATGCCGTCAGCTCGCCCGGTGCATACGCGGTGTGTGCCGGATCGCTGTTACCGAGCGGCTGGTGATGAGTAAATACTTCGGTGATTGCCATTTTAGCCTCTTAAACGGGGGTGTTTAACAAATCGTCGCCGGCTTCAGCAGAGGCATTCCCTGTTGAAAGCGCGCCTGGTGCGGTTTCCATCAGACGATCCAGCGCCGTATCGGTACGCGCCTGGGCGCTTTGCGGTGCCGCGGCCAGAATGCGCTGCGCACTCTCGACCGTCATGCCCGACGTTTCGGCCAGCGCACGGGCCTGTGATTCGCGACCTTTTGCCTCTTCACAGTTCAGAATACCCATGATGCGACCATTCTCGGCGGCTACGGCTGCCGATACCTGAGCGCTGAGGTCTGCCGGGGCCGTCAAGGCAGCGGTTGTTGTGTCAATGGTAGTGACCTGCTCAGCCGGTGCAGTAGTCTGTGTAGCTGCCTGGTTAGCTGGCTGATTGGTCGCTGCAGATGCAGAAGGTGATGGCATAGTTCCTCCAGTGGTTGTTTTTTTGCGTCTGTCGAGTGCTTCACGCATCACGCCGAGCGCATCGGTATTGTTAACAAGTTCATCCGCCAGACCTTTATCCACGGACTCCTGGCCGGAGAAGACAGCCGCCTCGGTGTCCAGTACGGACTGCACAGACATGCTGGTATAAGCGGAAACCTTTTCGGCAAACATCTGACGCGTGGCGTCTATTCGCGTCTGAAAGTCAGCGCGAACGTCCTTTGGTAGTTTTTCGTAGGGATTGCCGTCGATTTTATGATCGCCGCTGTAAATCAGCGTGACCTCGACGCCTTGCGTTTTCAGGGCGGCTCCGTAATTGCTGTGCGCCATCATCACGCCGATTGAGCCCGTCCGCGCGGTCTGAGTAACCAGCCGGCGGGAAGCGGCACTGGCGATAAGCTGCCCGGCGCTGCAGTTCATATCGTTTGCCAGCGCCCAGATGGGTTTGATATCGCGCATACGCGCAATAATATCGGCGCAGTCAAATGCGCCAGACACCATCCCGCCGGGCGTATCCATATCGAGAAGAATGCCGTCTACACCGGGATCACTCATGGCCTGCTGCAGGCGGGCAATAATGCCGTTGTATCCCGTCATGCCGGAATAAGGCTGCAGCGAACGGGTTTTACTCACCAGCGTGCCGGAAACCGGCAGCACCGCGATGCCGTTCGTTATCTGGTAACTGCGCGACGGCCGGGGACCCATTTCCTCGTCATCGCCAAAGAGCGCCAGCGGTTCGGCAATCTGCTCAGCACCAATCGTTGCGCCCGACACCGTATCGGTAAGTCGGGTAATGCCCAACTGGCCCGCCAGCGCGCAAAAGAAAACCCGCGCGTAGGCGGGTTCAAGCATCAGCGGCTCATTAAAGGCCATGCTGGCAATATGCGGGAGATTACGCAGCTCTGGCGTCATCTTTCTCCTCCTCATTTGATTTTTTCAGGCCGGATTCAAAGGCGACTGCCGCCCATGCCGGAGGTGTAAGGCCCGCAGCCCGGCGTTCGATTGTTTCTCTCACCTGCTGGGCAAATATCTCCTGGTAGTCTTCACCCCGTTTAGCGCACTCTTTCTCATAGGTGCTGAGCCCCGCTTCAATCAGCATGGCGGCTTCCTGCACTTCTTTCAGTCCGTCAATTGCCATTCGTCCTGAGCCAATCCAGTCGCAGTTACCCCAGGCACTTCTCGCCTCCTGGAAACTGAAGCGAGCTTTAGAAGGCAGAGTGACCACACGACGGACGACGGCCTCCTCCAGCCAGCAAAGAAACATCTGGCTGGCCTGGCGGGATGCGACAAACTTGCGACGCCCCATGAAATAGGCCCAGGACTCGTTGGCGCTGGCGCGTGCGGTGGAGTAACTCATCTGCGAATAGTTGCGCGAAAGCTGCTCGTATGACACCCCCAGTCCGGCGGCGATATAACGCAGCAGTGACTGCTCAAAGGTTGAATAACCGTTGTCCGTGTCCTGTGCTGACTGAAGATTCAGTGAATCACCAGGCATCAGATGCGGGACTTTAGCACCACCGAGTCGAACCGGCGCTGCGGTGTAATACGATGCCATTTCACCCAGCCAGCCTGTCATTTTGCTTTGCTGGTCTTTACTGTCAGAGCCGAGAATAAAATCCATCGCCGTCTGCGTGTCCAGCTCACTTTCGATTGTGGCCGCATACATCGCTTTCACGATCGCACTCTGCAGCTGCGTATTTTGCAGGGTATCGAGCATTTTCATCTGCTCCATCACGCTGTAAAACACGTTGGCACCTCGGGTTTGTCCGTCTTCAAGCGGCTCGAATACGTGGATAAAAGATGGTCTGCCCCCGGGCAGCTCACGGGGGATATACGTCCACTTCTGCGCCATCCAGCCCGGATACCCGTCCTCGCTCACCCAGTAACCCAGCGCTGCACCAGTATCGTTTATGCTAACACCGGCACGGCAGTTGCGAGTGTCTCCCATGTTATTCGGGTTACTGACACGCTTCGGGCTGACCATTTTGAATTGCGTGCGAAAAAGGCGGGTGGCACTGCTGTCCCAGGTGGCCTGAGCACACAACTCACCGTTGAAAGCATGCATTGCAACACCTTCACGGATCATCATGGTGAACGTGCGTTTGCGTTCGGCATCAATGCAGCAGCAGTCGTCTTCAGCAAATTCCTTCCATGCCGCCTCGACTTCCCGGGAGAATGCCCGGGCCTCCTCTTCACTAATACCGAGGAAGCGCCAGCTTGGGCGATGGCTTAGCCGGAAAAATGACCCGACAATATGATCCTGGTGAAGCTGGATGGCATTGGCTGCATAGCCATTATTCCTGACCAGATCATCAGCCCTGGCATTACCGCGCGAAAAATTGGGAAGAAGTGCGGCATCGGCACTTTCACTCGGTGGATTCCATGCCCGTAACTGGCCCCCAAATCCTCCCCCACCGCCGTGATAACCGGCATAGTCCCGCAGGGATGTTTTACCATCCGGCCCCACTAAAGCTGGTAATTTCATACGTAAAACCCTGCCGGTCCCCGGCGCCGTGAAGTGGAACCAACCTGAGATTCAAGGTCAGCAATGTATTTTTTGAGGTCAGAGACAGAAGTGGCGGTAAACTCCACTTTGCGACCATCTTTCTGTACCGTCGCAACCCGCTTACCCATCATGAGGTCATGTAACGCAGCGCGCGCTGCTTCCAGGTCAGCCTGTGTCGCCATTATTCTTCTCCGGATAATGCCCGGGCGTAATCCGCCAGGGTTTTATTATTTTTACGGCCGCTGTCTTCCTCCAGCAGACCTGCCAGGAGAGCATCGAGATTAAGCTGCCACCGCGAGATGCTGATCCGCAGGGCTGCAAGTGCATATACAAAGCAGTCAAGCGCTTCATTTCGTCGTTTTTTGCTGTCCCATACGATTTTTTTCTTGCCGTCCACCCACTTTTCGACCTGCTCCTCAGCTGTCAGTTGCTGAGCTTCAGCTAAATCATAGATTTCAGGGTTATTCGGGAAATGCACCGCGCCAGCAAGGGGCTCGTCGCCCTCTGGCACCAGTGTGAAACGGTTATAGATTTGTTCTTTTGCCGTATCGGTCCCCACTTCCGTAAGATAAACACCGTTTTTGTTGCGTTTACGTGGCATGCTCGCAACGGGTTTACCGTAGACAGATGCTCCTTTGATGGGTATCAGGCGGAACAAGCCATGCTTTTTCGAGCGGGTATAAACGATGGTCGGGTCGATACCGCCAATATCCCAGCAGATACGTGAAATCGACATTTCCACTCCATTCTGCCGGGTATATGTCCGGTTGATCCCCTCATCCACCCTGAGCAGAGTGGCTTCATCGTCATGACGGCCCATGATAATCAGTCTGTCGATGAGCCAGCTTTCTTCGCCTGGCCCCCACCCCCAGACCCGCATTTCATAACGATCAAGCTGTGAGTCGATCCCTGCAGTGAGATAGGCAACCCGTTCCGGAACCGCGGCGCCAAAGTGTTCTTTGCGTTCGGCCATCACGTCAGCATCGGGGCGATCGCCGATTTTCGGCTCCCATGTCTCGCCAAGCGTAGTATTCACGAAAGTCTTACGCTTGCCGGTATCCCCTTTTGTTTTGATCCAGTCTTTGACGATTTGTACCCAGGTCGTGAAGGGGCTGTAAGCGGTCCAGATATGAAAAGTGACGCTGTCTGGTGGATCAATTTCGGTACCGGATGATGAAAACCAGCACAGACCGTCCCGCGTCCATATACCCGTTTCGTCGCAAATATAACGTGCCTGCGCAAAATCGAGTTCCTGCTGCTTGATCACACAGGCGTTGTGCTCGCAAAGATAGAACACGCTGGCAGGTTCACCCGGCGTCCACTTGAAACCGAACGGCGTCTCTTTATCGCCGAATTTCAGGTACTGCTCTTCCCCACAATGCGGGCAAGGAACGTGGAACCGTAAAAAATGCTGTGACTCTTTAGCAGCACGCTCAATCTGGCAGGTGCCCCTGACTTTTGGTGTGGATCCCCGGATAGACTTGGGCCAGACCGATCCTTCAATACGCTTATCGCCCAGAAATGTCGGGGAGCCCTCTTTCTCGATATCTTCATCGAAGGCAGCCAGTTCGTCATAGCCCGCCACATCGACGGATTTCTCACGATAGTTTTTTGCGGCCTTCCCCCCCAGACACCAGAACCCACGCCCGTTTGAAAATCGCTTCATACTGAGGGTGTTGTCCCGGTGTTTTTTGCCATACCAGGGAGCCAGCGCCAGCAAGGTGGGAATATCACGGATTGTCGGTTCGACATGCGACTTCATAAAGTTTTCGGCATCGCCGTCAGTTGGCAACCAGATAAGGGAGTTTCGCTGCTTATGCTGGATGAAATACGCATAAACCCCGAGCAGCATTTTTGAATAACCAACACGGGCAGACTTCACGACGTTCACTTCACGGATATAGTCATTGCCCATCGCATTCATGATCGCACGCTGAAATGGCAGTGTTTCCCAGCGTCCCTCCTGGTAAGCAGACTCTTTCGGAAGATAATAATTATCGTCTGCCCACTCAACGGCTGTCTGCGGCTCGGGACGGAAGAGCGATCGGAGCCCCGCACTCACAGAGTGCTGTACCCCCTTAGCCTGGCTGTTCGATATATTCACTCAGCAACCCCGGTATCATTTCATCCAGCGCAGCTGCTTTGTTCATGGCCTTAATGATGTCCTTCTTAAGGAAATCAATATGTCGGTTTTCCAGCTCCGGGAAGCGCCGCTGAACCGACAGAGGCACTCCATCGAGAATACTGGCAATTTCTCCGGCTATCCGCGACAGCACGAACGTGCAGAATGCGGTCTCCACCACCTCAGCGGACTCTTTGGCATTTTTAAGTTCCTGAGCGTCAGCCTGTGCTCGGGTGAGACGGTGTCGCTCATATTCAATGGTGCCGGGTTGAAGATCGGACTCGGAAGCAATGCGCAGATCCTCAACCTCTTTTCGTAATTTTTCATTTTCTATTGCAGCATCCCGCGCTGAATACCATTCGATAACGGCGGCGGAATCATACAGAACCTCGTTTCCCTTCCCGCCCCCACGCGCTACTGGCATCCCCTGGTCCTGCCAGTTCTGGATCGTGCGAACGCTGACACCGAAAATCTCGGATAGATGTTTTTTGTTAACCTCCATTGCTCACTCCTGGCATAAAACAGAGAAAGGAAACGACAAACGCCAAATCACCGTTTTTCAGGCTTCACAATTTCTTTTCTTTTGAAGGGGTATTTTTAGTAAAAACAGCCAGATAACAGGAAGAAGAACGGAAACGGCAAAAACCCGAAAATTTTCATAAATAGCGAGAATCTGCGAGGACGCCGCCCCGTAACAGGCCGACATGCCGGAAAGGACCCGCAGACGATAATGGATATCATTACCAAATACATCCATGCACAATGCCGCTCGAGAGAAGCGTATCCCCAAGCTCACGACTCAAAGTCTCTCTTTGTAACGCGGTACGATGCACATAAAAAAGCCCCGCATAAGCGAGGCTGTATTTTATGGAAGGACTGAGGCTATTCTTCTTTTTTGATCACGACTTCCTGCGGTCTCATCTGCTGGATAGCACGGCAGATGCAATATGGAATTACGGCCCAGGCGAGACCCATTGCTGCGCCAGCTGCCTGCTGAGGCGCGCTGACAGCGCCAAAAACGCTAACAATACCCTCTATAAAACCAATTACCCCGAATACGATACAAAGTGCCCAAAGGAATTTCATCAACCTAACTCCATTTAAAAAAGAGCTATTAGGATAAATCTGTAAACCATTTAGTAAAGCAATATCGCCTGCTGACAGTGCATGCCTACCGATAAACGTAGTTTATCCCCTATAGGGGATAGTTACAATTTATCCGCTATAGCCATTACGACAGCTCTGTCAAAGGTGATATCAAAAGTGCTATTGACGAATTCGTCAATGTTTTCATTATCTTGAATATCGTGTATTACTTCTTAGAAAGCTCATTGTCGAGCCCTTAGGAGGACTTATGACACCATCAGAGATTCAATTAATTTCAGCAGCCGCCGGACTAACAGGATCCGCTTTATCCGCTTTATGTACCTATGGTTATGAACCTTTCCAAGCTGCAGAATTCTGCTCGGGCGATGAGGACACCAAGGTACTCAAAAGAAATAAAATGAGGAAAACCGGTCAAACATTAGGCCTTGGCTTAATCAGCGTCAGCTTTTTAATACAGATGGTTGCTGTTTTTTAAATGCCCGTATATGGCATGGATGTCATTATTAAGCCCACGCGAGGATGAGCTTTAGAATGACTATCTGGCTTTTTCTGTCGCCATTTCTACTAAGTCAATGAAGTCCTGGCACATATCCAGACGATGACCATGATCATCGACAAAGTTATAAGTCTTGAATAGCTCTACGATTTCCTCGGCACTTTTGCCATTCAAACGAGGAAACTGCTTTGATTCGTCAACCTGTTTCATCTTCAAATCTTCAGTCAGTAGGTTATGACCAAGCCACTTCCACTCTGGAAATTGCTTTCCGCAACAGTGGCATTTATCAATACTCTCGGGTTCCATCTACCGTGTACACGGCGCTGATGAGTGCGCCTTCAAAAGGCCAGTATTTTGATGCCCACATCAAAAAAGCTGGCTATCCCTATCGCAAAGTAGGATGAGTAATCCAAGCGAGGCTAGCCCTCGCTTTTTTATCTGAGGCACTGCTGCCGAATGTAATCCTGCAACCCGCCAATCATTTTTCCGCTGGTTTCGATTCGCTCTCTGAGGGTGAAATAATCCCGTTCAGCGGAGTCAGTAAGTCGGGGGCCGGTACCATCATCCATGCTGGTGGTGCTGGTCGCTCCGTTCGTGGTGCATCTGGCGTTGAGCTGCAGCCGACGCTTGCCAGTAGCAACATTGCGCTCAAGCTGATCAATAGTGGCTTTTGCATCCTGCAGTTCTCCGATGTATTTGGCATCCAGCGCAGCGACATCACGCTGGCGCACCTGCATATCGTTGATGGTGGCGTTTGCCAGTTTCAGGTTTTGCTCTGCGTCGTCAGCACGCTTCTTCTCATCAAGTACCTGACCGAGCAGGAGGTAAATAATCATAAAGGATAAAATCAGCTCGATGCCGATTATCAGCCAGGCTTTAGAGGTCATGTTTGCTCTCCGCCAGGCACATACTGCGCTCCATCTCGCGCCGGTTCTGGAGACCTTTCCATTTCATGCCACCAGCGTAAACCCAGCGCCTCATCTCCTCGCACGCTCCATCATGATCGCCTTTATTCAACTTGCGCAGCAGCGTGGACTTCGAGAACGCATCAGAACCAACGTTAAAGACAAAGCTGTAAAGCGCTGCGCGCTGATACTCGCCCAACGGCACCCTGACCAGATTGTCTACCGTGTGCTTTGCTGGCTGGAGATCTTTCCAGAGCAACTGGTCACACTCGCGATCGGTATAGGTCTTCCCTCTGACGATATCCCGGCCCGTGTGGCCGTCGCAGACAGTCCAGACTCCGGCAACGTCTTTATAGGCTTGGTACTTCCGCCCTTCGACGCCATCCTGCCCGCCGAGGAACAGCGAGGCAATCAGCATTGCGCCACCACCCGCTGCGGCGATGAGTTTAGTGCGAAGGTTGCTGGTCATCGGCATATCAGTCTTCTCCAACTTTCACAGCAGGACCATATTTCTCCAGCGCTTTAACCTGCGCATTGGCGACCTTACGTTTGAAATACCAGTTAATGAGTCCGGTAACGATTATCCCGGCAATACCTGCCAGTACGCCGATGGCGCTCCATTCGTCAGGACTCAGTTTTGTGAGGACGCCGTTCAGGATGGTTCCTCCTGAGGTGCCGAGGGCGACTCCGGTGACAAGTTTGCTCATACGGGACATTTCTCTCACCTCGCCAGGATGCGGGTGCTGTGTGGGTAGGGCTCAGGCTCTCCGGATGAATTAACGACAGGACCTTGATGGGGGTTCCGGGAGCCTGAAATAGAAAAGGTCACCAGATGGTGACCTCATATTGGATAATTAGATGATGTGAAGCTGAGCTAGTTAAGAATTACCATTCAAGGCTTTCTTTGGATGACTTCAGGTTTTCTATGTACATCATATTAATAGTTGAATAGTTGCACATATCTAAAGTTGAGTCGCAATAGTCACTGATCACCCGATCCATGATCTTTTTATCTTTTGCCTGCGTGGCTTGCTTGAACGCGTCCAAGTTTTCACGCTCCATCATGCGCAGAACCGTGTCCTGACACATATCCAGCTGGCCCTCACAATAATCTTTATGGACGCGCTCTTTGATGTATTCGATAACTTCGCTTTTTTGAGCTTCTGAGCCATCGAAATCCATCGGGTTGATAAATTTCGCAAAGGTGGCAACGGGAAAAAAACACAATGCTGTTAAAAGAATCTTTCGCACTCTAAACCCTTACAAGTGAGTTTTTATTGAGATTTTAATTTATCACTTACATCGAGGAAGGGAATTGCTTTCATAAAAAAACCCGCTCGGTGGCGGGTTTTTAACTCTGAACATACAATGCCCATCGTTAACGTCAAATTTACACAAAAACGGCAACTTTGCAAGTAACGTGACGCTAAATTGTGATATTTATATCGAATTAGGCGCTCTTGTTACTTTTTTCAGCTCAGCATCAGCGTTGCTTTCTTCCTGAAAGCATTTCGTTACTAGACTTTCATAGAACGGCTTCCAGCTATATCGCCAGGTGCGATCAGGAAGACTGTCCAGCTCGGACAGAACGCCGCGGTACGCCACTGAGGATTTAGGTCTACTGTACCCTCTTCCCTCGCACCGTTTGCACTCCTTATAAACGGGTACGACCTGGAACTCAGTTTCTTTACGGTCGAGGGTTTTCCCCGTCCCACCACACTGGCAGCGCTTACTCAGTTGGCCCGTGCCGTTGCACTTGCCGCACAGCTGGTGGTCCACATCCTTAACCTGACGGGAGACCTTGAAGTCAGATGGAGACTGGCCCAGATCCTTGGCAAACTGAGGGAGGCGCATGGTGTAATGGCTTTTGGTAATCACGCTGGTTTTGGTAATGATGCCTTTGCCCTGGCATTTTGGACAATCGACACTGTCAGCTGCTGATGAGGCGTAGTCTTTAAAGGCGAAGCGGGCGAGGATCCGCATGCATAGCGGGAACTTTTTACCCGCAACTTTACGCACCGCCATCGGCGCATGCTGTTTGGCGTACTCGGTCAGCCAGGATATCGCGGCTTCTTTATCCTGTGGGCTGATGCCTGCCTTTCCCAGATACATGGCGAGGCCGATCCCGGCATCTGCCTGAGTCATGCCCAGCGCCGCCATAATGTCGGTTACGGTTAAATGATCGCCCGATGTTGCGCGGACGCTATCCGAAATGTGCATACCTTTCGGTGCAAAAAACTTTAATACGCTGTCGAGATTCATTGCCATCTCCCTTAAGCCAGAACGCCGAGCGCAAAGGCCCGGTCCAGCAATCTGATTATCATTGCCGGCTGAGCACCATGGTTGCGCTCAAATTTAACCGGGTCGTTGTGTAGTTCGGTGTGGTGTTTACGACATAAGGGGATCGCGAAGATGTCGTGTGCCTTCGTCCCCATCCCTCCCTGCCCCCAGCCGATTAAGTGATGAGCATCATCCGACGGCCTGCCGCAGCACTCGCAGGGCTGCGTCTTTACCCATGCCAGATAGTTTTCGTTTATCCAGCGGGTCCGCTTTGGACGCTTCATGAAGGTCTGTGGGGACTCAGGATCTACCAGCACGCCGACGACTGGCCTGATGGCTGGTGATGTTGCTGGCGCTGGTGGTTCGCCTGCGGATGCTGTAGGTAACGCGCGGGCTTTGTCGGCAATAATGCTGGTGGCCGGTACCGCCGGTACGATCTCGCTCTCGCGGTAAGTCTCTTTTGCTGCTGGCAGGCGCAAAGCCTCGCGGGCGACTGTCTCTGGTAACGCATCAGCAACCCCGGCACGCACAGCCCACCAGCACAGTTCAGCCAGAGAAATTTCGCGTGAAAGATCTAGCGCCAGCGCCAACCGGGCGGTATCCAGTACCCAGTCGATGACGTTCTGGCGCGCCAGTTCCGCCAAGCGCTCGGTGTGCTGCCCGCGCAGCTGGTTGTCGCAGTGGCCGCAAAGGCGGATTGCGCCGGGATCATGCCGCATCGTGGTCAATTCGTGGTAGTGGTAATCGCTGTGCGGGTACTGGCAGCTGTCGCCATGGCGTAGCAACCAGTATTCCAGGCCACTCAGCCCACCAGCAGCGGTGATCACCTTTTCGTGAAGGAAGAACGGGCTCAGTGCTCCATTACCGGCCAGCGGCTGGCGCGCGTCGGGTACGCGACCTGTTGCGAAGCTTGCCATGCTGGTGGGCTGGCTCTCCACCAGCACACGACAGCCGCTGAACATGCTCATCAGCTCGCTGCCGGGTTTTAAAAGCACCACGCCCAGCTCCCGGGCGATAACCGGTTTCAGTAAGGCGCGCATCAGGCGATCTCCCCGATGATGATCTGCCCTTCTTCACCCCAGAGCTTTGTCACGCGAGAATCCCAGATATGGGAGTCATCAGCATAGATGGCATCCATCAACGCTTTTTCCAAATTGTCTTTGTCTGGTTTCTGCTGGTGGGGTTTGCCCGCCATTGCCTGACGCTTCTTCTTGCTCCAGCTCGGTGGCATCGGGAGGACGAACGTAACGTGAGCGCCAGCTTCCGGCAGCTCGACGCCCAGCAGCCGAACGTGATCGCAGAACGCGCGGTACCGGAGAACCTCCGGGCGCTTTTTCCACTTATCAGCCCTGGTCATTCTGGGCTTGCCCATCGGGGTGATGTTGTAGGTCTTCACGCTCACCTCCAGATCGGCTGCTGGAAGGTCTTATCCTGCCGCGGGGCTTTATTGGCCTCCGGCAGATAAGCGGTGAGCGTCCAGTGGATCAGATCGACATCAAGGCTTCGCACAGTGCGCACGTCATTGGCGCGATAGCGGGCCTCAAGTTCGTCCACTTCTTTCGAGGTGAGTTGCGTGTGAATGAAGTTAGTTTTCTTCATGCCGCCACCTGGTAGCGCGCAGGAAAAAAGAAATCGCTGGCCCCGGAAGAGGTCAGTTTAAGTGTTTGCTTAAGTGTCTGTTTGATTGGTTTTTGCGCCATGGTCTCTCTCCAGTGGCGCAGCAGGTATAGGTTGTTCAGGCCTATGACGGGAGTGTAACAGAATTCTGCGAAACGCGATAACCAGCCCGCTCCAGCATCAGCGTGAAGAGTGACGGCGTTCCTACAATTTCATCGGGCTGGAGCGGCATAAACGATACTTCGTCACCACGTCTGTACATTAACGCTCGCTCGCATTCCGGAAATGTGTGCAGTCGTGCAACGATAACCCCATCGTGACATCTGATGACCGCATAGCCCTTTTTTGGTAATTCTTCTGTTTCTTTCACCGCACCCCTCCACCCGGGAAACTAATTGCATGCTGTATTAATAAAACCAGTCGTCTGCGCTTTCCCAGGTCTGCTGAAGGATTTCTTCAACCGTCTTTTTAACCTCTTTCTCACCACCATAAACACTTAACCCATCCGAGCCTGCACGACGTATCATCAGACTGCAATCATCGAACTGGTTTTGGAGTCGTTTTAATAGTTCTTTTTCCAGTGCCGGAACCGCGCCCTTAGGAAGTTCTTTAGTACGATCAATGGTTAACTCAACTTTCATAATTGCCTCCGCTGCATCAACTGTATATTCATACAGTATACCTGTGAGCTGATTTGATCAATGTTTTAAGCGCACAAAATGCCTGGCGAATTTGAAAAAAAAGAAAGTAAAGCGCCACAGTGCGCTCATGAAAAAGGCCTCCGAAGAGGCCTTAGCCGGATCGATATTGGAATCCCCATATCGCTTGTATGGAAGAGTATGCTGCTCGCTCCCGCTGTAGCTGGTTCGTACGTACTAGCGCCTTAGCGAACATTAGCGGCTGGCGTTGCCACAACCGGCCACCTACTTACATTTTTGAACTTTACCCTACAGAACTATTTGCCAATGACTTATTAGCCATCTATTTCCTAGGGATTAATGGGGCTAATTATCCGTAATACTGCCTATGTGTTGCGTATTTTTCGCGTCAGAAGTGAAATTTTTATATCCCAATTTCTTTTGTTTAAAGAGGATGAGTAACATGTATTAGCTTTATCTAAAGGAAAACAAAAACCGCACTAATGGCGGTTTTTTATAGATTGGTTAGATATCAGAATCACTAACAACACCTAGAACATTCTGTATTACAACACCTTTTATGTAAGATTAAAATTTAACGCACAAATGAGCACATTTTACTATTTCACCTGATATCTGAAGATATTGGATCAATTGCTTTAGATGCGCGTAAGGAGTATCTATAATATCTGTTCGGACAATTCGGTCGTTCCTCCCTAGACCCAACGCCGTTTTCGAGATCCCTTTAATATGTTGGACATAACGAGGCCACCATTCATCAAACTTGTTACCAGTAAAATATGTTAAGAGGACGGTATTACTCACCTGAAGAGGGTTATAACTTGTCACTAGTTTACGGTAGTGCTCATTAATATAGCTTTGACTAATGCTGCTTAACTTCATAGCTTCAATTATTGCAGCTAAAAAGCCACTTTGGCTAATTACTAAATCAAGTTCACCAGCGCCAAGACCAGAAGCTGACTCACCTTCTCGTCCTTGATCGTTAACGTTATAGTCTTTACAGCGTAACATATTTCGAACATGATCGTTATATTCATCTTCAAGGCTACCCTTCGTTTTAGTTCTAGCTAAAAGATGCAGAATATAAGAAAGATCTTGAATAAAATCATCCATGGAAAAAGTTTTCCTCATAAATAACTCAAGGTTTATGGGAGTAACGTTTTGGAGGTTATATAATTCTATTCGTCTTTGCGTCAATTCATCACAGAATGATTCATAGGATGAATTATTGTAAGCCAAAATGCATTTCTGGAATGTTGATGCTGAATTTTTTATTACATCAAGAACAATTCCATAATGATCATCATTAACTGAAGAAGGTGTTAAAAGAACCTTGCCATTTTGCTTTTTCTTATGCTCATCGAGTATGAAACGCCATGTTTTTAAAAGTTCAAAAGCACCAGTGTCTTTTCCTATTGATTGAGTATAAGCGTATTCCAGTCGCCCTTCAATATCTAGAACAATTTGATCTTGCGATTGCAACAAAGTCCCCATGAAAACATTGCTGAAAATAATCGGATCAGAAATATGTCCCCCGACAAAATCAGGGCAAATACAATGAGCATTAGGCATGCTTATTCCCCTGGTTATTTCTCATCATTTTTTCTATTTTTTTCTTTTGAATCATTAATGTATCATTAATTTCAACATCCATAAATTCAGAAGGCCAAGAGATGTCACCATCCGGACTTATTTTTACTTCGTTAATATCAGTTCTATTACCAATGCGATTCCTTTCAAGGTAATAAATCGCCACATGATTTTCAGTTAAACTATTATCCTCATCAACTATCCTGAGCCTTAATCTTCTTACGAGCGCGTCACTATGCGTCTCAATAATGAATATTTTATCATTATTCATTGCAATGTTAATTAATGCATCAGTCAACCAAGCTTGCATTTTAGGGTGTAAATGAATTTCTGGTTGTTCAATAATTGTGATCGAACTGGGAGGTGACAAGTATGCCTGAACTAAAATTGGAAGAACTTGTGATATTCCAAATCCAACATCCGTTAACTCTAACTTTACAGACTCTTGCAAGACACATATTTTATGTATGATATCGTTAACTTGTTCAACTTCTACGGAAATATTGAACTTGAGCAGCAGTCCATTGATAGCTCTCTGTATGTCAGGCCTATTTTTTAGTATTTCCGCCAACTCTGTCCCATCCATTGCGTTTAATTGCTTATGATAAACAGCTTTATCTAAAAGATAATATCGCTGCGGAAATGCACGCAATGGACTTACATGATTCACATTGTGCCCTGCAAATGACTCTTTTATTTGGCTAAGTGAGGCCCCGACAACTCGCGACAAATAAATGGCCAATGGGTTATTTAGATCATTAATATATTGCTGGTAGTTTGAGTGCCAGTCGCGGTCATTATCGAAAATAAGAATCGATTTAAGATTTGCTAATTTTTTGATATCTTTTCGAGAAAGTCTTAGCATGTTATTGTCAACAACATCTGACTTCAAGGCTATATCCCCTCTCACATCAACTATTAATGAAAAAATTACTTCCCTAGTGTCGTTTAGAAGTAAAAATTCCGAAATATAAATTTCTTTATTTCTTGGATGGCATTTGAATTTTATAGTTATTTCTTTGGCTGCCATCCTTTGCTGAGACAATGGAAGTACTTGAACCAGACATTCTGTTATTTTTTTAAAAGACACTTCATTTGCAAAATTTAAAACACTTGGCGGAATACGCAGCTTTGAATTATTTTTTGCTGATCCATAACTTTTCCTAAACTCCCTTAAGACTAAAATTATCCTTTTTGATAATGAGCGCAATTGATTTTTATTATAAGTGTCAGATCTATAATATAGATCCTCTAATGACTGCATAGCAGGGGATAATGCAGAGTTTGTTTTTTTATCACTTCTTAACCGTTGAAACAAAAATCTTGCCACTGAGTAGTGAGCATCTATACATTCTCTTTTCAAAAATTGTATCTGATCTTGTATACTATTTGTATCATCTACTTCAAATGAAAAACTAAGTTCATTGTTTGGATTTTTATCTTTTATTACATTGAGCGCCTCTCCCATTCCGACCCTATTACCATTAAGTCTAAGTGGAGTACCTGACTGCGAAGCTGAATCAATTGATTGAGAAATCATAAAAAAAGAATTGAGAATAGCACTTTTACCACAACTATTCGCACCCAATAAAATTGTAAGGGGTTTTAATTCTATTTTAAAATCATCAAATGCTTTGTAGTTACAACCTGAAAAGTATCTAATCATTAACAATATCCTAGATGTGGTTTTGCTATGACTTTCCTGAAGTTCTGATGCATTTTTGGCATATCCCCAGAACTTTGCTATGTACAATTAATATAAACTTCGGACTGAGATTTTTCTAGCAAAATCAGGCCCATTTACTCGAGTCGCTTCCTAAGCACACCAGCTTTAGTACCAACCGTTGTTAGATCGCGAGCCTCCTCCCGACGGTTAACTCTTGCTCATAGCGAACCATTCACTATTCCTGTAACGCCCAATCTGCAACAGTGCAGGAAAAAAACGGTAGCATTCGTGTTCACGTATTCTCAGGAAGATATGATCCTATCAATGCTTCTTCCGCCTCCGATAGCTATGAGGATCATATAACCTTTACAGTTCTGGCGGCAAACTTCGGCGATGCGTAATTACTGAGGCACCTACCGCAACGAGATGTTCGAGCAGCCGGCGAACCTGATGAGGAGTGATCTTACCGCCGTTCTGTATGGCACGGAAGATTGTGCGAAGATTGTTACTTGCCATTGACTATATTCTCCCCGCCATGCGCAGGCACTCTTTACGCCGTTTGGCGATTCGGGCAACTTCGACAGCACTGCAGGCGATCCCGAACATGTCCGAATACACCGCTGCGGCGCGACGCCACAGCCCCTTTTCTTCCAGCGCCTTCGCCTTCTGCTCAGCGGCCTGCATCCTGACCGGGTCGCTTTTCTCCTCCATGCACGGAAGGATCACATCCGGAATATCGGCGTGCGGTATCGCCGTATAGGTGTACTGGATGCTGTTACGGGATCGGGTTATCACCCCTTCGTCGCTCAGCTCGCGCAGCAACTTGCCTGCTGTAGCGCCTGACATATCCAGCGCTTCGGAAACGTCGCCGACGGCGCAGTTCGGCTGGTAGCGCACAAAAATCGCCACCTGGTCTTTCTGGGTTAATGGTTTGGTCATTGGTCATCACTCGATTTAGTTGGTTAAACCTGCCGCTTTGCGGCGTTTGTACTCTTCCATCAGCAACTGTGCCGGCGTTGGCCCTGCCGGGTGCTGCGGTGCTGCAAGCTGGCGGCGAATCGGCGGTACCGACAGGCCGTTACTGACGTGCTTGCTCCATTTCGTTAACAACTTTTCTGCCAGTTTTTTAAGTTCCCCCTCTGTCATCTGGCGCTCCACGCCCGTTCTGCGCATCTCAACGCAGATGTGGTACAGCACCGGCTGCGGCCACGGGTATTTGTCGCTGCCTGAATACCGATAGGACTCGTTGCGCCAGCGGCGATACTCACCCATGACACTGTCGGACGTCAGGCCGAAGGCGTTCGCTCCACTTTCCGAAACGAGCGACACGAACTCAGCGAGATCTGGCGGCCAGGTGTTCCCACCTGCACAGCGCTCCATGCACTGCTGGCAGACCAGACTGATTTGCTGTTCAGTCATCGAACCGATCTGGGCTATCCAGAGCGCCGAAGGCTCCGCCCCATTCTTCTGCGTCCACCGGTTCGAGAATACTTCCCCCATGACCTGCCATAGGCGCCATGCCGTTTCCGTTGCCATCAAGTCCATTGCGACGTCTCCACTCTGCGTGTGCTGACTGAATCTGCTGAACAGCTCTGGATGCTGTAGGCTCTCCCCGAACTCCTGCATTGGCCTTACCTCCGGTTTCCGGTTGTTTTTTCGATCTCACCAGCACGATGTGCCGGGCGAATTTTTGTTCCCACTGGACCTGGGTGAACACCTTCCCTTCGGATTCCCAGTACGACGCGAACTCTGCGAGTTCCGTAGCGAGGTAATCAGGTTCTGGCAAAGCTACCCCCCACATAGCCGCACGCTGGCGGAAATCTCTGGATGGTAGCCACACGCTGGTCATGGTGAACTTCCCGATCGGCTCGTCCAGGCCCTCAAGGTATCGAGCTGCGGTGGGTTCAACAGGGGGCTGTCCCGCTTCCGAATTTTCTTGCGCTCCCTCGTTAAGAGAGGGGTTTAGATCTTCTCTTCTCTTCTCTTCTCTGGTCCGCTTTTTGTCCGCATCGCCTGCGGACATCTTGCGGACATTTCGTTTCCTGTCGGCCTCCTGTGCCCGCCGCTTTGCGGACTGTCCATTGTGTTCAGAAAACCTTGGCATACAGAGGCTTACGTCCGATTCTTCAAGCCAGCCTACATTGATCAGAGCCTGCGCAAAGCCTACAAAGCCGATCATGTCGTTCAGCGTTTTGGAGGAGTAACCTTCAAGCTCTCCATCAACTGAGTGGGCATCAAACAGACACCATGTAGCATGCAGTGCGCCAACTACGCGCAATCTGTCCGCATCCAAAGCGGACGCAATGCGGACGACTTTCGGGTGTGTGTGCAGATCTGCACGCATCTTGATCCAGTCTCCAGCCATTACAACTCTCCTGCCGTGGATGATTCATTGGTCATTGGTCAAAACTCGATTACGTAAAAAGTGGTGCAAGTGCCTGGAGGTGAGCGATCATCACCCCGGCAAGTTCACCGGGTAAAAGTGCTGCGTTAGCCAGGAGGTTCTCAAAGCCCTCCTTTGCCTGTTTCTTAGTCGGCAGGCCCAGCAACTTCGCCTGGTGGTGCTCTCCGGTCTCTTTTATTGCCTCGGCCACCAGCTCGATGTCGGTTTTACCCTGACGGAGGCCATGTTTTCTGGCGATCTCAATCGGCATTGCCATGCTGATCGCGTCCGCAAGTTGCATGACGTAAGCCGTGTACTTGCTGGAATTGGTTTCGTTTTTCAGGTAGCGATAAAGGTTCTGTTTGTTCACTGTGATCCCTCGCCCGCCTTCTTTTGACCACTGTTCGGCCACCAACTGCGTAACAACGTCCTGCGCCTGGCCGGGTAGATTAAGCTCCCATTCCCGAACGGCGGTCAGGATCGCCTGGCGCCGCAAGTTATCTCTGCGGCGAGGTTCATACTGATTTCTAGTTTTCAGCGGAGCGATAGCCTTCTGGTTATCATGCTCATAAGTAATGGCTTGCATTTGAACTCCTTAACCATCTGTTAGTGGTGGGAAAACCTCATCTAAAGAACAACGCGCGCCCAGAGCATTTAGCGCAACTACGATACGGCGGGAGTCTTCCAGACTTGGAGTTCTCAGATTCGATTCATAGTTCGCCAATCGTGGTTGGTTCCAACCAATCTGTTGTGCAAGCGCCAGCTGGGAAATGTTTGCTTTTTTACGATAGTGAGAAATTAAGTTCATCCGACTCTCCTGTAAGATGTGAACATTATTCACATATCGTGAATTACATGTCAACATAATCGTGAATCGATAATGATTCACTATGCGTGATAAAATCGACTCATGAAGACAATTTCAGAACAGATCGGCGAGCGTATTAAGACGCTGCGCATCCAAAAGGGATTGAGCCAGGCCCAAGCTGCAAAGTTATGCGGGTGGTCAGCTGCTTCTCGTCTCGCCAATTACGAATCCGGTCTAAGGAACGTTGGCGCTGACGATGCAATGGTTTTAGCCAGGATATTAGGCACCACGCCAGGCGAACTACTCTTTGGAGAGCGTGGTGATGAAGATAAATGGCTTACAGAAAAACAAAGAGAAATGCTCAGTTTGTTCAAGCAATTACCTGAAACTGAGCAAGATAAAATGATTGAGATTTTTCAAGTCAGGCTTAGAGAAATTGATGAATACGTTGAGAAGTACCTTCGCGGAAGGTTCAAGCCGATGGATGATCAATCTGAACCAAATAGCTAATTAATTCTCACCCTCTGAAACCAGCTTTCTTGCTGGTTTTTTTTCGTCCTCACCCCAAAATACTCACGATTTGTGAAAAATAAAATTCACTTTTTGTATTGACGTAATATTCACGCCGTGTGAAACTTCGAGCATACCAAGCAGCAAGTAAGTCATCCAGGCAGGACGCCCACGAAGTAGCTGCCGGCGGCATACGAAACACCGGATGAGATGACAAAAACAATCGCGCAGCAGGCTTTACCGTTCCGTCGGCCAGACGTAAATGGCAATAAGGAGATAACCATGATCGACTATGCACGTAACCCCGTAAAACAGCAGGCCGTTCGCCTTAATATCATTGAAGTCTTGATCCGCAAGTTCTGCTACTTCATGGCGCAGAAAGGCAATCCAGAACTCAACGCATGAGCATGTTCTTCGCCTTAATCATTCCAGTCTGCGCCCTCACTGGGGAATGCTCAGACATCATGCTCGGTCTCTATAAAACCGAAGCCATTTGTGAAGCAGCTGCCGCAGAGCAGCACGTGAAAGGACAGTGTTACCCGTACAAACCGGCTGACGACCAACAGCCAGCGTTACATTTTTAATCGAGTTTCGACCAATGGCTGTTACCAGCCTGATGCCAGGTGCACATGGCATCGCGATGGTAATCCCGCCATCACAACCAAACAGGAGACGAAGACCTGTTCTGGTTAAATTGGAAAAGTTCTCTTTGCCCGTCGCCCGTGGCGGGCCTTTTTTCCGGAGGATTTATGTCAGCGAACGAACTGGCATTGCGATTCAGCAGCGCACCTGCAGAGAAGTTGATCGGCGTTCTGCCGGTTCTCGAAGTCAAAGAGGCGCTGCGCAGTGAAGTTGAAGAGGACGTGTTGGATGAGGTCTGGCAGGAGCATCAGTTTGAAATAGAAGCTGTTGAGGAGCAGACCGAGGAAGCGAACCGCCTGGCGCAGAAGTTTGAACTGGTTGCGGAGACGTTCGGAACGGCGATTAAGCTGGCTCTCACCCTTCCGCACTGCGAAGCGATTCAGGTTCTGCAGGATGCCATTGAAGATAATCCGGGCTACGGCCGGGATCCAGTGAAGGGATAAGGCATGGAATTTGGAATGAAACGAGTGATGGCATCCGTCCAGGCCGTTGCAGTTCTGGACAGAATCTACTGCGGCACACCGGTACCGCTCGCCACACTGAGTAAAGAAATGAAGCTCTCGGTTTCTTATCTGGAGCAAATCTTTAAGCGGTTGCGCAGCGGCAATCTGGTGACCTCGCACAGAGGGCCCGGCGGCGGTTACAGCCTGCGTGAAGGTGATATCTCAGTTTCAGCAGTAATCCGCGCAGTAAGCAAGATCCCGTCGAACACCACGTTCGACCCTGTGCTGGATGCGCTTGATGGCGTGCTTGTCTCCCAGCTGGCAAAAAAAACCAGCGTCCAATAAGCACAAAACCCGCGCAAGGCGGGTTAAGTACCCGGTCAGCCGACCAAAGCTTTCCGGAATCGAGTTTTGACCAATGACCACTACCCAAGGCGGCGATCATCAGCTGTTGGGTATCTTACACCCAAATGAGGCTCCAAGATGGAATTTTTTTATCATATTAAGGCAACCCAGAAATCAGGAAAACCTGACGGCGTTCTGTGGTTTACAGCCAAAACCGAATCGCGCGCAGCGCTGCAACTGGATGTCGAGCTGGAAGACGCTGACATCGAAACCGGCCGCGGCAAAGATTACCTGAAGCCTGTCCGCACCGATTTCCCGGTTTTCAATGATCTGCCGGAAGAAAGCACCATCGATTACTCCTGGTGCGAGCGCTATCAGCTGGCCGATGACCAGCGCACCTGGAACGTGATCCCGGGCGCCGCATCTCATAACGAAACCACCATCGCCACGGACAGCGCCACCAGCGATGAGAATCAGCCTGCTGCTGTGGTAACCGCCACTGATACCGCAGATGTGGGCAGCACCTCCCTGCTTGAAAATCGCACCCCGGCTGTCCGCTTAGCTGTCCATCTGCTGGGTGACAAATACATTTCGGAGATCAGCCAGGAACAGCAGATCGTCGCCAACGAGCTGGTGACCGATGAGGGAAATGTTTATTTCCAGAACCTGCTGCAGGCCAAAAATGACGTTTCTGATATTGGCGAACTCAGCTTGCATGCCGAGTGGAAACTGGTTCAGGCCATCAAAGCCATCTTCCCGCAGGATAAAGAACATGATCATGCGCTGCTGGCCGTCTTCATGTCGAGCTGGATTAAAGCCGAAGCTGACGAGCGCAATAAGCTGGTTGACGACTGGAAGAGCGGAAAGCTTCCAGTCAAGGAAGAACCTGAGAGCTTGTTTGAGCATGGCCTGAGGATCAGTAAACATGATGACGGGGGCGCTCATTATCCTGTCTGCAAAATGCCATTCCGCAAACAGCTCCTGGCTCAGTTGACAGCTGACGAACTGCGCCATCATATCAGCCGCAAAGTACACGCGGAGCTTCACTTAATGGAAATGGACACGGATAACGGATATGTCCAAAACCTGCTACTGGCCGCAGAGAATTTCGCAGAAGTTAAGGCTTTTGATACCAAGGATCTGTGGCGCTACATGAAGGCGATTAAAGAAGTTTTCAGCATGGATAAACGCCATGAGCTGGCGTTACTTTTACAGTTCACGAAAGCCTGGGTAGCCACCCCATATATCGATCGCGGGATCCTGACGCGCGAATGGGCAGCGGGTAACCGCATTAATCTCGTGCAGCGCACAGATGCTGGAACCAATGCCGACGCCGGGTATGTAACTGACCGCGGCGCTGATGCGCACCACACCCTGGACACCCTCGATCTTGAGATCGCCTGCGCCCTGTTGCCTATGGATTTCCATCACTTTGAAATCCCTTCCAGTGTTTTGCGCCGCGCCAAAGAGATTGTCGCGAACAAAGAAGAGCCATGGAAATCCTGGATCAAGATTCTGCGCAATCAACCAGGCGTTCTGGCAGTCAACCGCGCCGCCATCTTCAACCTGGTGCGCATCGCGCCGGAGAATATCCATCTGACGCCAGTTGCTCATCTCGAATACGTTAACCAGACAATGACAGCTGCTTTCTGCCAGGCCACCGAGCTTCTCCCTCTGCCGTCCATCAAATCGGAAGAGGACACTCAAGCCGTCGAACAGCAACACGCTTTGCCGAAATGGGTAGAGGCCGGTGAGCAAAAACTTGCTGGTGAAGATGAAGCAGAAACGCAGGCCCTGCCTCAGTGGGCAAGTGCTACCTGCCAGCCACAGGTCGCGAACCTCGGCGGAGGCGTATTCACTATCGATGGCCTGATGAACGAAAAACAACCAGAAAAAGATGACCGTTCACCAATTAATGAGGAGACCACCAGCGATGTGCAGATGGAAGAGACTAACCCGCAGGAAGGAGAAACTGGTGATGCGGTACCACCAGGCGAAAGCGCTGATGCAACTGCTGCGCAAACAGATGCCGTAGCGGGAACCATCTGCACTGGCTGTGGTACTGAAGGTGGCGGCAGTTGCCCTGACTTTGGTGCCGCGGTTGGCGATGCAACCTATGCGGTGATGGAAGCGGGTCTGAAAGAGGAACTGGAGGTGCTAGGGGCTGATACCTCAAACTCGGAAACCATGTTCACGCACCTGATGGTGGATCTTGAAACCATGGGTAAAAAACCGGGTGCGCCGATTGTTTCAGTTGGGGCTGTGTTCTTCGACCCGGCAACCGGAGAGTCGGGCGCTGAATTCTACCAGGTGATTGACCTCGAATCGTCGATGTCCTTCGGAGCCAGACCAGACGCCAGCACCATCCTCTGGTGGTTGAAGCAATCGCCGGAAGCACGATCTGCAATCGTAGTGGATGATACGGTCGGTCTGGTAGAAGCGCTGGAGCAGTTCCTCGACTTCATCGCTGAAAACGCGGCTAACGGATCGAAGAGTGTGCAGCTCTGGGGGAATGGTAGTTCGTTTGATTGTTCTCTGCTGGAAGCAGCATTCGAACTGGCCGACACGCCATTCCCGATCCCGCACTGGAACTACCGGGACGTGCGAACCATCGTGGAGTTGGGCAAAGCTGTTGGGCTGAACTCGCGCTACGACATCCCTTTTGATGGCGATCAGCATAATGCCCTAGCCGACGCCCGCCACCAGGTCGAATACGTATCAGCTATCTGGCAGCGCCTGACAGCAATCTGATTTCAGTTTTTCAGCCAATGGCCCGTTTCTGGGCCATTATGAGGTAAAGCATATGATCCAGATGTTAACTCTCGAAGAATGGGCCGCTGAAAAATACAGAAGCAACCCACCAAGCGTGTCGACACTTCGAAGATATGCGAAGCAGAATCAGTTCTCTCCACCAGCTATGAAGCAGGGCCGCTTATGGCGAGTTCGTGAAGATGCTGAACTGGTAGGTGAACTAACCGCGCCGGTAGTTAAGAAAAACGACTCTATATTGCTGCAAAGGATTTTGAACGATGGCTGCCAGACCACGTAAAAACAATGTATCTGTTCCGAACCTTTACCCCCTTTATAGCAGGAAGGTGAATAAGGTTTACTGGCGTTATAAGCATCCAATCACTGGCAAATTCCATGCGTTAGGCACTGATGAGGCCGAAGCTGTAGCGATCGCCACGGAAGCAAACGAGCGTCTAGCAGAACAAAGGACCCGGCAAATTCTGGCGATCAGCGACAGGATCGCCACCAGCAAAGGTAAAGCGATCACGGTATCAACATGGCTCGACCGATACTGGAAAATTCAGGAAGAACGTCTGGCGACGGGAGATATCAAGCTGAACACGTTCAAACAGAAAAGCAAGCCGGTTTCGTTGTTGCGAGAGCGTGTCGGAATGAAGTTGCTGCCATCAGTGGATGTCCGCGATATCGCCCAATTGCTCGATGAGTACGTCTCAGCCGGTCAGCCGCGAATGGCCCAAGTAGTTCGGACAGTGTTCGTTGATATTTTTAAAGAAGCGCAGCATGCGGGTGAGGTTCCTCCGGGTTACGATCCTGCCTCAGCAACTAAAAAGCCTCGCCGAAAAATTACCCGCCAGCGCCTGAGTCTGGAGGAGTGGCAGAAGATATTCGATATTGCGGACAGCAATCATCCTTATATGGGAAATGCGATGCTTCTGGCCTTGGTAACAGGCCAGCGCCTCGGAGATATTTCAAATATGAAATTTAGCGATGTCTGGGATGATCACCTGCATGTGCTTCAGGAAAAAACAGGGAGCAAAATTGCTATCCCGCTATCGCTTCGCCTGAACGCCATAAACTGGAGCCTGCGCGACATAATTTCACGCTGCCGAGATTATGCCGTTAGCCCCTATCTGGTTCATTTTTTCAGAGCTACTTCTCAAGCAGATCGTGGTGCCCAGGTTAAATCCAATACATTGACAACGAATTTCAGCAAGGCACGCGATAAAGCTGAGATTCCGTTACAAGAAGGTAAGACCCCATCTACTTTTCACGAGCAGCGTTCTTTAGCGGAAAGATTATATAAAGCGCAGGGTGTGAACACGAAAGAGCTTCTTGGGCATAGGTCCCAGCAGCAGACTGATGGCTATCATGATGACCGTGGGAAGGATTGGACGACAATCGCGATATAG